CTGGTTTGATTATCAGTCATGTTTTGTTTGGTTTTATGTGTATCTCTACATAATTAATATACAACTTAAATCTTAAAAATTTACTTTTCTTGTAAAAATTCTATCTAAGCTATGGATAATAGAGCTATAATTATTCCTACTTTTTCCTAGAAGAGCCACCTACATCATACTTGTTCTTATTTTCTCTAGCAATCTGTAGTTGTTTATCCGCTATTTCTTTCTGAGTTTGATTTTTCTCACGTTCAATCTGAAGCTTCTGCTGATTAGTTAAGTTCTTATTAACTTCCTGTTCACGCTTGAAGTTCATAGTGTCTTGATAGTTATCCTGCTTCTGTATATTAGCCATGGCATCTTGGTAATCAGACATCTGGTTTTGGTTAATATCCACATTAGCACCATATCCAGCTGCTCTAATCTCAGCTACAGTAAGCTGAGTTTGTCTATCTAGATCAGCTTGTTCTGCTCTAAACTGTAGATCCATTTGTTTCTGACGTTCTTGAGACTCAAGCATCTGCTGCTGCATTTCTTGTTGCTGCTGCATCTCAGCTTGTTTCTGAGCATTACTCTTCTCTTCAGCATTCTTAAGAACACCTGTAAGCTCTGCAATAGACTCAGACTTAATAACATTACCAAGATCATAAATAGAAGCACCCATAGTATTATTACTGATAGCAAGCTGCTTAAGCTGCTCCATTACAGCACGAGAGTTAGTCTTTGTTGTACAAAAGATATTTAGATCTCTCATTAACAAATCTGTACCGTTCATCTCAAAATTTACCTTCTCATCTGTACCAGTAATATATTGTAAACGAATATTAGGTCTTGTAGAATGGTAATATTGAGCCAAGTCTGTACGCATTTGGTGTACACGTGGCATCAAGTTATCAGAGTGTTGAATAAAATACTGCTCTGTTTGTGCATAAGAAGCATTCATAGCTTGTTCTACACCAGTAGCAGTTTGCTGAGCAATAGTCTGACCCATACGTTGTGGGTTAAGACCAATCACTTCAAAAGCTTGGTTCTTAAAATAACCAGCTAAGTTTACACGAGAAAGCAAACGGTTAGTTTGTTCTAGATTAAGCACTTGATAATGCTGGAAGTTAAGAGCATTCTCAGTGTTGGTAATAGACGTATCCAATGGCAACATCTGGAAATTCTTCATAGCCACATAAGCCTTAGCCATGTTATTCTTACCCCAATCCTCACCCATAGAGTGACGTGGTAAAGAGTTCTGGTCTAACATGATAACAGTACCAAGCTCATCTACTAAGATGTCAGCAATCTGGTTGTTAACAATGTTATAGCCTATCTGATATGGCTTCATAAGATCTACCAATGAAATACTGCGTGTGTTTCTATCACCAAATACAGCACCTTCCACTGGTAGCTTACATCCATATAGTGTTGTATCACCTTTAAACTGGAATGGAATACGACCTGGTTTACCACCGTTAAGACCTAAATAAATAGGATTGATACCTCCAGGGTTGTTCATGCCCCAGAATGCAGGACGGTTAGGTCCAATCTTAATACCACCCCAAACTTCGTTGATCCAAATCCAATCTATGTGTTCACCAAAGATTAAGTTGTCTTTAGTCTTTTCTTTATAAATAGAAGTGTTATACATTGGTTTATCTGTAATCTTATATTCCTCAGATATAACTTCTTGTATAGTTTCTCCTTCTTCTGTAATCTTAGTTAAATGCCCCACCTTACGTTGAGACTTCCAATAGATCTGAGATACACGTAGTAAATGAGACTTACCAAAGTCTACAGTGTCCTCAGAATCTGATAAGATCCATTCTACAATATCACCTGTACCAAACTTAGTGTCATAAAGTGACGTAAACTGTCTGTATGCAAGGGAAGGCATCTGTGTATTCCACTCGTGGCTTCTTGTAGGGTCATAGTATGTACCATCATTCTGATATCCTTGTACAGCATAGCCGGCTGATCTCACTGGATAAATAGCTTCTAAAGACTCTAGTTGATCTTGAGTCATCATCCAGCCATACTTATCAATAACGTCTGATACAGACATCATATCCATCTTACCCACCCAGTTACCCTGAGAGATGTAACGAATGTCTGGAGATTTATGATAGAACGTAAGTAATGGATTCCAAAGCTCTAAATCATAATCATCTTCTTTCATGTTAAAATGCCAGAACTCACGGTCTGTAATTAACATATCTCTAAATGCACGCTCCTCAAGCTCTTGCATTTTAAATCTTTCTTCATCTACTGACATCTGGTGGGTAGCCCACTCTTCAATCATAGATCTGTAATCCTTTCTAAAGAAGTCCTCAATCTCAGGTAGAGTTTTAAGGTTCTCTGGACTCATCATCTGCTGAGCTTCTTCTGACTCAAAATCAGCACCTTGTGCCATCATCTGGGTCATCATCTTCATCTGAGCTTGTTGTACAAGTACATCTTCAAGCATCTGACGTTTAGCATCTAACATCTCATTGTATGAAATGTCATCCACTGCTCTAAACATAATGCGTGAGCTTCTTTTAGAAAACTCATTACACAACACATTCACTACATTAGGAATGATAGGATAGAATTTAAGCTCTAATGCAGATTCATCTTCCTTTGTTAAAGTGTCAATGAGATCTGCCATCTCATTATCTTCTTCTACAATGTAGTCAGACTTATCAATAATACCCTTAGCCAGCTTGTAGTTCTTCATAAGCCTACGAGCATTACGTCTAAGCTGTTTCATACCTTGGAACTCTAGCCAATCTAGGTTCCATGCTCTCCATTCCTCGTCCTTTTCCTTTTCAGGTAAAAACTGGATAGGTTGCGTAAGCGTACCCATCTTATTATAGTCAGCCTTTTTACCAGATTTAAGATCTAGAGCATTGTATATCTGCATGATATTTAATTATTTAAGTCTGCTGATTCATCAGCAATTGTATTAGTAAACGTTGAAGAACTAGTTGATAAAGTACCACTACTAGAAAAACCACTAAGAAATGATGGATAAGTAACAGTATATGGAGTAGTAGTTCCTGTCCCAATGTTACCCCAAGTTCCTGGTTGAGATGTATATTTTGGCATAGGTTCTTGTACAACATCTTCTTCTATAGTCTCTTCTTCTTTTAAAAGAAGCAAAGCTTCTTCTAGAGTGAGAGAGCTTTCCTTGATAAGTCTAGAAAGAATGGTTACTTTTTGAGTATGAAGTTCTTGATTGTCCATAATTATCTCATATTTTTAAAGGGATTACGCGGGGCTTTAGAACCTGGTGTACTACCTTTAGAGCCACCAATATGTCTAAAGGGGCTCCAATTTAATTTACTAAATTTCTGGGAGTTATCCAAGTTTTCTTTTGTAACTTCTACACGTTTAGTCAGTCCTCTGTTACTTTGTTGGACCTTTGCAAAGGCTATAAGAGCACAAAATGCTACTAATCTATCCACGTTTAGTCCATCTCTGTAAGCCTGCATCTCACGTAGAAGCATGATATCTGGTATACGTTCAGCACCATAGATTGTTTTTACAATGTCTCCGTTCTCTTTAGTCTCATGATCAAGCTCTTCTTTTAAGAATTCAATCCCATAAGATAACACTGTACCCTTGAATAGTGTACCCACGTTCTTCCATCCATATTCTTGGAATACGTTACGGTTGGCACCAATGTCTTTTAAGAACAAGATCATATCTTTTGGTACAAGATATCTCTGCTTTTTCTTGCTTATCATATACTGAATAAATAAAGCTACGTTATTTTCCACAACGGTCCAAGCATTATACCATTCTATAAGAAGCTCTAATCTCTCATGGGTTTTGTTAAGATCATCAAAACGTCCACACCATGATGCTACAATCATATCACGTTCTATCTCGTTCTTAACCCTACCGTTACCGTCATCCTTAATAACCTCCACTGGGTTCTTATATACGTATATAGAACATAGTGATTCAGATGTAGTGGTCTTTCCTTCTCCAACAGGGTCCACAGAAGCATAGTACATCCCAAATGGTGGATCTTTATGAGGTCTTTCGTAGATACAGATCACTCC